CTTCCTTGTTGAAAACGAGTCGCATTAAAAACAATTCTAATTTTCGTTGTGGCACGAATTCCATAAAATCCAGCTACTTTATCACTAAATTTCGATTGAGCAAAAAGTGCATCTGGAATCAGAAAAGAAGTAAAAGTGCTAACCGTATCAGTTGTAGAAAACACACCAGCTTGTATTCTAAAAGGCTTACCTAAAAATTCTTTGATAGAATCTGTTCGAGCTTCAGGAGAGCTATCCAAAAATGCTCTATCAATAGACAATGGTTTCATCATAGAAGCTTTGACAATATTAGCGTCAGTTTTAAAAACAGTAGTTTCCTGAACTTCATCAGATAACTTGCCAGAAGTGACGTCTTCTTGCATACTGTTTTGGGCTTTTATAGTAGTTTCCCCACCTACTTTAATATTAGAGTTTGAAGCAGGTTAAAATTTAAGTACTCATATAAACCCATAAATGAGACCGTACCAAAGCGCTCTAGGCTATTGAAGGGGACGCCTTCGTAGGACCTTGAGCAGTAATCCTAAATAGGACCCTACCAACTGATGAGCAGCAATACAAAACTTTTGAAACTTTGGATTTTATATAGTTTTGCAAGATCACACTCATCTAGCGACAGTTTAACGTCTTGTCAAGGACTCAGCTTCTCAACAAAAGTACTGCTCAGTCGCTAAAACAAGCTTCTTCTTCAAAAGATAGCTCATATATAACGAAAGAGAAGTATCAAATTCAGGATAGAAACGCTCCTTAAGTTGAGTAAGTTTAGAATTATACCTCTGAAAAATACTTCTAGAATGCAGAGACAATTCTCGAGAACATTCATTAATATTAGACACAGATATAGAGTCTCTGTCCTTTGTTTTCTTAGTCCAATTAGGAATTTCGAGAACAACAGACAGTCTTAAAGGAGCTATAAATCGCGAGACATCACCATCCCATCGAAAACTCCTTTTCAAAAACTCAACTTCAGAAATATCTCTAAAAGGATACAAGGCTGTTTCCTTGATCTCAGTAGTATACTTAAGACCTATTTTAGCCATCAATCCACTAAGAGACATCTCATTAAAAATAGAACTAACAGAAGGATGCACAGAGAATATATTATCATCTCCACACACTTGCAATTCACATAAATCGGAAAACTGATTTAAATCCAAACCAGCATTCATCCAACTTAGTCGAAACGCAAACATATTGTAAAGACAATTTACCATAATTGTACATCCATGTCCACTAGGTAAACCAGAACACCACTCGGTAACGACATTCTTATATACATGCCGAGAGTTCGTTAGCTCCAACCAAAGCACTTCTCTAATAAGATCGTTCCCATCATCATAGAAACGATTCACTATAGATAAAATGCTATCATGAATGCTAGGTAATTCACTACCATCAAAAGCAGAGTAATCACCAGCACCAACATCAAAATCTCTAAAAGATGAAGAAAATCTTGAAAGTCTTCTAGCTAAGAGATCCCATTCCCCTGAATAAGGATTCATACCAACAACGCTTGAATTAAAAATACGATTTTTCTGGAATTCTAATAAAAACGTTCCAAAATACTTCTTAACTAAAATTAGATAAATGAAAGGAG